TCCGCACGCTGCTCGTTCTCGAACTCAGCGATGCGGGCAGAGAGTGCGTCGATCTCGGCGTCGATGTCGTTCTTCGCCGCACGCTTCTCGGAGACGAGCGCGATCTGCTCGTCGGTGGGGGACTCGACTGCGCGGAGCACAGCCAGTTCGTCAGCGATGCTGTTACGCGCGACCAACTTCGCGGCGCGCTCCGACATCGCCTTCTCGATGAGAGCCTTGAGCGTCATGCTCAGACACCTTTCGTTCGGGGGAGGTGGGGGACGTCTGACGTTGCGACAGGTGCCAGGACTATGCGCAGCACGCGAAGGTGGTCAGGGGTGGTGCTACCTGCGATGCGCGACGTCGAACTCGTGCACGATGTCGATGCCACGCAAGCGCTGGGGCTGGGAGACGTTGGCCCGAAGGTTGCCGTCCGTCCATGGGCTCGCACCATAGCCGACGATAGCGACGTCGCCTCGGTGCAAGTCGAACGACTGGATGCGGTACTCGGTGTAGTCGTCGTTCCACACGCCGCTCGTGATGCGGAACTTGAAGGACATCTCCTTGATGAGTCCTGAGCGCATCTTCGGCGTGATGTACGCGACGTCGTGATCGTTCGGGTCCAACTGGTTTGCGAAGACGTACAGGCCCGTCTCGTCTTCGGACAGTTCGAGGGTGCCGTTGTCGGTGATCGCGATGCGACGCATCGGATCGTGGTCGAGCACCAGAGGGACGCTCAGGTCGCCGCGAGTCAGAGTCTCTGTGGCAGCGCCACGCGACACGATCTCGGTGTACGGGCCGAACATGTCGTACATCTCGTAGCCGCGCTCGTAGACAGTCGCGTGACCTGTGAAGGTCAGCAGTTCCACGACGTCGCTGTCGCGGATCTCCATGGTGGCGCTCATGGCGCGCGTGATGTTCGCGCCGCCGTGCTCGTCAGCGCGACGCTGCGACGGGCGATCCGCTGGCGCGCGTACGCCAGCAGCACGGCGCTCGGCCGCCTCGTGAATGGCTGACATGGGGTGTCCTTTCGCTACGTGATGGTGATGTAACCGCACTCGATGACGGGAGTCTCTGGTGCTGCTGTGACCTGCGCCCAGATGCGATAGTTCCCAGCGGCCAGCCCAGAGATGAGCACGCCGATCTTCCCGCTGAGAGTGACGGGTGCTGAGAACGTCGTCGGTCGCACGCCGTCTGCGACGACAGCGAACTGCACGCCAGTCGTGACCGGGGTGCCGTCGACGGTGACAGTCACCGGGATGAACTCCACGGTCTCGCGCGGGTAGACGTTTGCCACTAGACGGTTCCGTTCCATCGACGAGGGTGGATGGCTGCTCGACGATCACGGTCGGAGATCGTCGCGCTGGTGCGACCTGCGCCGACTGCTGCGAGAACCTTCCGGTCTTCGAGCGAGCCAGCCCATCGACGTTCGACCAGTCGAGCCGTGACGACAACGTGGTCCCCGGTGACGCCCGACACGTTCCAGAGCGTCGAACGCGACTGGGAGACGAACGCCTTTGTGTTCCACGTTGTCGCTCGTGCCGACGACGCGAGCGCCTTTGTGTCCCAGATGGTTGCACGAGAGGCAGACGCTTGGGCGCGCGTGTGCCACGTGGTCGCGCGCTGCGCGCTGGTCGACGTCAGTACGCGCCACGTGGTCGCGCGTGTCGACGGGGCGACGCTGGTCAGCACAGCCCACGTGGTCGACCTCGAGCCCGACGTCGTGGCCTTCACATGCCATGTGGAAGCGCGTGCAGTAGCGACCTGGGCCTTGACGTTCCATGTCGTCGAGCGTGCAGCGCTGACGCTGACGAGCGCTGACGCGACGTCCCACGTGGTCGAGCGACTGGCGCTGGTCTGGGCGCGCACGTGCCATGTCGACGAACGGGCGCTCGACGTCGCTGAGAGCGCGTGCCACGAGGTAGAACGCGTCGCTGTGACTGACTGGCGCACGTGCCATGTCGAAGCCCTAGAACTCGCTACAGCAGCCTTCGCGTGCCACGTGGTCGAACGCGACGCAGACGTCGAGGACAAGACGCGCCACGTGGTCGAGCGTGCAGCGCTGACCTGAGCGCTCGCATGCCATGTCGTCGAGCGTGCAGCAGAGACGCTGGACCGTACGTGCCACGTGGTCGAACGGCTGGCGCTGACCGGGGTCAGACTGCTCGCGACGTCCCACGTGGTCGACCTGCTCGACGAGACGCTGGCAGTCGCATGCCACGACGTCGCACGGCTGCTGGTGACGCTGCTCGTCACATGCCAGGTCGACGCACGCGACGCGGCCACAGTCGACCGTACGTGCCACGTGGTCGAGCGTGCAGACGAGACAGCAGCCTTGACGTTCCACGTAGTCGAGCGGGTCTGCGCGACAGGCGTGAACACGTGCCACGTGGTGCCACGCGAACCAGCGACGACAGCCTTCACATGCCATGTCGTCGAGACAGGATCAGCGACCTGCGCGAGCGTGTGCCATGTCGTCGATCGCGCAGCGCTGACCGGCGACGTACCAGAACCAGCCGCGACGTCCCATGTCGTCGATCGAGTCGACGCCACAGGCGCGAGCCCGAACAGTTCGGGCAGGATCAGATCAGCGAGCAGCGCCTCGGACGGCGTGCCAGTCGGGACAGTCGCAGACGCGCTGGGGAAGATCGAACCGCCGAACGCGGTGCGCCCGATCAGGATGAAGAACTCAGGGGGCTTCGTCGTCATGCCTGCCACCCGATGTCGAAGGTCTGCTCGTTCACGCCAGCGCTCGAAGTGTTCGCGCTGGTCGACACGAACAGCGCGCTGTCAGGCATCACCGTCGGCAGCCCAGTCTCGACTGGTCCGTCGACGTAGCAGCCCCCGTTCGATGTAGCGAAGCCACCGGCAACGCCGCGGCCCTTCGTCACGTAGATGCGTCGAGCGACGACGAGATGCGAACGATCCACGGTCGCTGTCGCTGACGCCGTGATGTTGTACGACTCGATCCTGCGCACGCCGACATCACCCAACTGCAACGGGATCGGTGTGAACGTCGCCGCAGTCGCCGGAACGATCGTGACTGTCGTCGAGCGACCAGAGACGCCAGCCTGGTTCGTGTAGGTGACAGTCATCGTCACGTTGCCGGTGTGCGCCGTGTGCAACGGGTGCCAGTAGTAGAGCGCGCAGTCGGCGTAGTCAGCGTCACGCGGAACGCGACTCGCGTACGACGGGGCGCTGCTGAGATCACGCAGACCGGTCGTCGTGATCGCTGGCTCATGCACCGCATACAGCAGGTCGTACAACTCGTGACGCGCGCCGCCTACCGTGTGGCATCCGACGAAGCGCGTCAGGTAGCCAACCTTCCCAGCGGGAATGTTCAGCGGGGGAAAGCCAGCAGTCGCATCGGTCGGAACCTCACCCGGTGACGACGCGAACGCCGAAGTGACAGTCGTGTTCAGCCCACCGGGGATGCCTGTCGTGTAGCGCAGCATCACCATGCCACGCTGCGGCATGCCCTGCGTCAGGCCCAGTTTGACGATCGTGATGGTCTGCTTCGTCAGACCGAGGACAGCATCCATGTTGGTCAGCGCTGGCACCTGCTGACCCCCTTAGCCGTTGGCGATCTCGAACAGAACGTCAGGTATGCCGGAACTCGTCGAGTCAGCGACGACGGTCATCACGATGGCGGAGTTCTCGAACACCTGCACCATGCCGGTCTTGTCGAGCCCGTTGATGTCACCGTAGCCGACGACAGGAACGCGGTTCTGCCACAGAGGTCGAGCGATGATGACGTTCAGCGCACCAGCCGCGTTCGTCGCGCCACCGATGATGACGGACTCGATCTTCTGCACGCCGATGTCACCAGCAGCGAGCGGCAGTTCGACCCAGCGCCCAGCGGTGAAGCCCGACAGCGAGCCAGTAGTCGCAGCGGCTGTGCGACCAGTCGTGCCGTCGCCGCGCGTGTAGGTGACGTTGATCGTCGTCGCGGACGCGGACATCGTGGTCGTGATCTCGACGAAGATGCGCAGGCCGTTGTAGTCGGTGCCACCGGGGATGCGCCCAGAGATCGAAGGCTGGCTCGACAGAGTGAGCGTCTGCAGGGTGCCCAGTTGCGCAGTCGTGATGCCAACGGCGTACAACTTGTCCCAGAGTTCGAGACGACACGCGACCGTAGACGCGTACGACACTCGCGTCAGGTAGCCCGTGTTGCCTACGCCGAACGCGTTGATCGTGGGGTAGCCAGCAGTCGCATCGGTCGGAACACCGCCCGAGGGAGTCGCAGCGCCCAGCAGCGTCAGAGCCCCCGGGTTGCCAGCGACCTGCGCGACGCCGTGACGCTGCGCAGCGACAGTCGTCACCGTAGACGTCTTGACGTACGAGAGCGTCTGCTTCGCCGCAGCGATGTAGCCATCGCCTGTCGTGATCGCCATTACAGCGAGCCCGTGTCGCCCTGCACGCTGATCGTCACGCCATCGTTCGACAGCGCGGCAGAGTTCGCAGCGGTGCGACGGATCCAGATGGCACGGCACGAGCCAGCCGCGATCGTGCCCAGCGACAGTCCTGTGCCGAACGTCGTCGGCGACGAGAACGTGCCCACGCCTGTCGGCGTCGTCGTCTCAGTCGCGATGCTCGCAGCCTGCGCAGTCGCAGCACCGATCGCAGACGCAGCGAGGTTGTCGATCGCGATGGCGATGCTCGCACCACCCGCAGTCTCAGCGCTGATCCACACGACAGCGTTCTCTAGCGCGTTCGCCGCGTTCGAGTTGTGGATGAAGATGCAGCGGTAGTCGACAGTCGAGGCTGCGTTCTCAGCGCCAGAGATGTTGTCGAACAGGTCGTTCAGCGAACCGCCGGCCCACGCCGTCGTGCTGATCTGGTCGCCCAGCGACGTCGCAGCAGCAGACGCCGTGGTGTTGCCAGCAGCCGCGGTGACGGAATACTTCCACAGGATCTCGCCGGAAGTGATGGCAGCCATGGGGGACCTTCCTGGTTGGTTGGCTAGAAGTTACTTGACGGCATAGACGCGCGCTGCGGGAACAGACGCTCGAACTCTGCGTATTGCTCATCGGTGAACGGCGCACGGTTGTCGATCTCGCGTGCCTCGCTCGGTGCGAGCGTGCGACCAGCGACCTGCGCGAGCAGAGTGCGCTGACGCGCTTCGGGGTCCATGCGCAGCAGCGCATCGGTCGCGAACTTCACGTACCGGTCTGCAGGGATGAGACGCGACAGCGCCTTCTCGCGACGCACGTACGCGGGGCCCAGGTTCATGATGAGCAACTGCAGGTTCCGCTGCGTCACGTTCGCGTACGTGATCGAGCCAGAGCCAGTCTCGGCGTCGATGAGATCACCCGGCACACCCATGAAGCGACAGACGTCCGACACGCCGTACTTCATCTCGTCCAAGAACATCGTCGTGTTCGCCGGGATCGCTGAGAACGAATACTCCCAGTCACGGCCAGTCACGAAGATGTCACGGTCCTTCACCGCATTCTTGAACCGTGCCTTGATCGCCTCTGCGTTTGCGTCGTCGATCGTGGGGACCAGCGTGTTACGCAGATGGCCCGACGGTGCAGCGCCAGAGTCGAACCAGCCCAGCGCGAAGTCCTGCGCCGACAGGTACGTGCCGATCGACCATGCGGCGTACATGATCGGAGACAGACCCACGTGCACACCCGGCACCGTGAACTGGCGCTCGTGGTGAACGTCGCGCGGCTCGTACATCTTGCCGTCGATGCGGTAGCCCACGACGTCGCCGTCCTCGCACACGACCGACACAGACTCGGTAGGCACAAGGTCGATGCGCTGCGGGTACAGCAGACCGTCGCGCTGAGTGATGAGCCCGAAGACGTTGCCGAACCTGTCGAGATCGAACTGCGACGAGTAGAGCCACTCCTCGATGCTGACACGCTCGCCTCCTGGGTTCGTCAGGATCGGGGGCTTCGGCAGTTCGACCTGCACACCCTTCACGCGTCGGAAGGCGTCGATCGGTGTCGTCGAGATCAAGTCAGAGCGCAGGCGCAGACATGCCCAGACAGCAGAGTGACGCAGCGAGGACTCGCTGTCGACACTCGTGCGCTTCGGGCCCGCACCACGCACCGGGTAGCCCAGAGCGGTCAGCGTCGCGTTCAGGTTCGCAGCACGGGACTGGAAGAACAGGCTCATGACTTGCTACCTCCGCGAGTGGTCAGCAGCCACGACGCTGCGATGCACAGAGTGCCAGCCGCGAGCAACCCGCCCCCAGCACCGAACGCGACGACCATGCCAACGATCACCAGAGACGAGCCCACGATCTCGAGGCAGGTGGTGAGCAAAGCGGGTCCCTTCATCGGACGGACAGCGTGACGTCGTAGTTCGCAGAGCCCATCAACTGATCGAGCGCCCAGAGCGCGACGATCTCAGCCATGAGCCCAGCGACGTCGAGCGGGCTGCGCTTGCGATCGAGCGCCCACGCGTCAGCGAGCGAACGCGACACAGCGACCGACACAGCCTTGTCGACGTCTGGCTGCCCGATGTGCACCAGATGGCCCGACACGATCGAGTCGTGCATGTAGCCGCACGCTCTCGCGATGTCCGTACCACCCAGCGCCACGACAGGCACGCCAACGGCTTTCAGTTCTTCCACAAGACTCGACGCCGGAGCGCCGATCCCTTGCACGGTCACGCACAGCGGCGCGTACCTACGCACACGCTCCTGCATCCACGGCACGCACCAGTCGGTGCCCTCGCCGGCTGCGATGACTTCGACATGGCGCTTGCCATCGGGACGGATCCCTGCGACAGCGATGTGCGATGTCGAACGATCCCACGACGTATCGACGGAGAAGACCAGCGGAGCGCCATCAGGCAGCGCGCTCTCCTCGTCGAGACAGCGAGCCCACGCGTCAGCAGGGAACGCCGACTCGACGGCGTGCTCGATCCATTGGCACAGGACTTCCGTTCGGAACACAGACTCGGGGTCCGTCGCACGCGCACCCTCGATCGCTTCGAGGCTCAACTCGGTGTAGCCCATCGACGGGTTCGCCTGACGTATCGCGTCGATGTCGTCGAGCGCACAGTCGTCGGGAGCGCTCCACTCGAACAGGCCCAGCGACGACGCTGTGCCACTCTCGATGTCTCGGAGTGCCAGACCACGCACATGCGCCAGAACGATGCTCAGAATGTCGCCAGCGTTCGACAGACCCACGATCAGCGCGTTACGTCGAGCAAGCGCAGTCTTCGTGATCGCAGCCCACGCATCCCAGGACTGGTGCTCGCGCAACTCGTCGAGCACGACAAGGTCGGACGACAGACCACGGCCACCACGACGCGTCGCTGCCTGCACCTTGTAGCGCTGGCCGCCGACGAGTTTCAGTTGCTTCTTGCCGTTGACCATCATCACCTGCTCGATCTCCTCGGCGAGTTCAGGCGTGCCCTGCGCCAGTTCGACAGCGCCAGCCCACGACTCCTCTGCCAGATCGAGCGACTGCGCTGTGCCCAGCACCAGCGGCGCACCCTCGACGTACAAGCACCACAGCGCGAGGATTTGCAGCCACGTGGTCTTGCCGTTCTGACGAGCGATCAGCACGATGATCGTGCGGAAGCGGAACGTGCCGTCCTCGTTCAGTTCGAGCGCATGAATGAACAGCCAGCGCTGCCACGGCGTCAGCGTGATACCGATGATCTCCTCGGCGAACGCGATCGCCTCGAAGCCACGCGTCGTCTCAGGCGTCAGTTCACGCTTCGGAGGAGTCCACAGACGCGGCTCGGTGATACCGAAGATCGTCACGCCTCACGCGACTTTCGCATCTGCGCGAGTTTGCCCTTCGCCTCTGCTTCGACCTTGAGCGCTCGACGCTCGACAGGTGCACCACCCAACGCCTTGAGCGTGTTCACCAGTTGCGGCCCAAGCCAGCCCACCATCTTCGCGCGCACCTCGGGGTCCTCTGCGCAGTCGATCTCCTGCGCGTACCGACGCGCGACCTCGGCGAGTCCATCGTCGCTGCGTTCGAGCCAGTCCATCGACGCGATGCTGCGGTTCACGATCTCCGACAGCGACTCGGGCTCGCTGCGGATCGGCGTCACCGTCGCGATCTTCGGCGCGGCTGGCTTGCGCGCAGC